CGGTGGAATCATGGAATATATTTCCCAACAAAAGGGAATACAACTATCCACCAAATTTAGAGTAACAGTTACAAAACCAAATTCAACTCCTGTAGAATTTCTGTGCGATATGGCTCAAGTTCCTTCTCGCAAAATTAGAGCATATAATGATTTTATGTCAGGTGCAGCAGCACCAATTGGTATTCCATACGGTATAGATTATAACAGCAATGTCTTTCAGTTTGTGACAGAAGAATCATGGATAAGTAGAAGGTATTTTGAAGATTGGCAATCTGCGTTTTTTAAAGATTCCGATGGAAATTCAAATGAGTACTTCAATAAAGTAGAATTCTTGGAAAATGTGGCAGGAAAAATAGTAATTACAGCATTATCGGTTGGAGGTCCTGCCGGAAATCCAACAATTAATGCTAATGTTACTCTCTATGATTGTATTCCGCTAGAAATAGTTCCAGTTAAGTTTGATGATGCTGCATTTAACACACCACTCCGGTTCATGGTGAATATGTTTTATGCAAGATCTTACTGGTCTTAATGATAATAAATAATTTTGAGGAAACTTAATTATGCTTAAAGAATTATTGATTGAAAAGACACCAAAATATACTGAAATTTTACCATGCAGTCAAAAACGAGTCACCTATAGACCATTTGTGGTTCGTGAAGAAAAGAATTTGATGATCGCAAAGGAAACTTCGTCATTTGAAAACTTAATGACGACTGTTCAAGAGGTAATAAACTCTTGCACAACTGGAATTCCAGAAGACGACTGCAAAACTCTACCATTTTGTGATTTAGAATACCTTTTTCTAAAGATAAGAGAAAAATCACTCGGAGAAGTGGTAGATTGCATCATCACATGTCCAGTTACGGGTGAAAGAATACCAACAAAGATAGATTTACAGAAAACAAAGATATCAAACAAAAAAATAAACAACAAAGTAAAACTTGATGCTTCAATTTCTGTAGTGATGCAACAGCCAACCCTCGAAACTTACTTAAAACTTAATAAGTTTCAAATTAAGGAAGAAGAAGACGGGGTTATTGAACTTCTGGCTCTTTGTGTTAAGGAAATTCAGGCTGGAGATGAGACTTATTATGCAAAAGATGTACAAGAACAAGAAATTACTCAATTCATCGAGTCTTTAACAACAAAACAATTCAAAAGTCTACTTGGATTCCTAAAAGAAATACCAACAATCGAACAAAACATAGATTATGTCACCAGTGATGGAACAAAACGCAATCTAACCTTACGAGGATTTACCGATTTTTTAGAATTATTCTTGGTTATGCAGATTTAAGTGCGCTTTTTAAGATAAATTTCCAAATTTTCTTTGAACATAAAGTACCTTTAGATCAAGTTGAAAGAATGATACCGTGGGAAAGGAACCTTTTTGTTGACATGATGAGAAAGCACATAGATGATCTGAACGAAAAATTAGGTAACTAAGAAAAACTATGAAAACGACTCATCAAAAACAAATAAAAACCTTCCTGAAGAAAGAAGCAGATAAAATTTATCTTCCATTTCTGAAATCATTCTCAAAAAGTGGAAAAGTTGCTCAAGTTTTTCAAAAAATGATTGATATTTTGCCAACGATAAAGAAGGCAAAGTCAAAAAACGGAGAAGATACTGCAAAATCAAAACTTGCAATTCAACAATCTGCTCCAATAACCAAAATAAAATCACCATTAGTTCTAAAACCATCTCAAACTTTTGTAAAATTACCACAAAAGGATAAAGAAACACTTGTTGATTTGACTGTTAGCAGAAAAATTAGAAATAAATTAGAAAATCCAGCCAAAAATGAATATGTTTTAACCGTTCCAGCATATGCTGGTGGTAAAAATGTATTTTCTTCATTAAAAAATGCCATAACTGATACAAAAGCAGCAATAGGATCAAAAATTAAACCAGTAATATCATCTGAGAAGGAAACTGGTAAAATCACTACCGCTAAATTAGAACCAAACGCTACTATGGCCGGTGGTTCTGAAGGCGCAAAAATAACAGTGATTGGAGATCAAGCAAAAGAAGCATCCTTAGTCGGAGAAAAACCCGGAGAAGTTGAAGCAATTACAAAAACCGCTGTTCTTCCTGAAAAGAAAGTTGAAGATGTTGCTACTTCTGCAAAAGAACAACAAGCAAACGCAGCAACTCCAGAAGAAGCAGGATCTGGTGCAAAACGCAGCGGAGATGCATTAGTGGATATTGCCACAACTGCGCTCTCATTTGTACCTGGTCTTGGAGCCGTTGGTGGTGCATTAAAAGGTCTTAAAGGACTCGGTGCTGTCGGAAAGATGGCTGGTATGGCAAAAGGAATGGGTGGTGGTTCTCCTCTATCTGCTATGTCTAGGGGTGGTGGGGGAGGACTCGGTGGTGTTTTAGGAGCAGCAGGGGGTGGTGGAGGAGGAATTGCTGGAGCATTGGGAGCAGCAGGGGGAGGTGGAGGAGCAATGGGTGGTGCTTTAGGAGCAGCAGGAGGAGTATTAGGTGGACTCGCCGGTGCAGCAGCCATGACAAATCCTGTTGGTATGGCACTAGCCGCTGCTCCCGCTGTTGGTGCAGCAGTAGGTGGTTTAGCATCCGGGATTGGATCAGCCGTTGGTGGTATTGCTTCGGCATATGGAAGCATCGGTGGTGCATTGATTGGTGGACTATTTGGAAACAATAATAAAGAAAAAGAATCCAAACCAATTATTGTTCAAGGTAATGGAGCAGCACCACTGTCAGTTACGAATATCACATATCAATATGACATTTATCGAAAGACGGCAGACGATTCGTTCATGCTACCGAATTATAGAAGAGAATACGGTTAAATGAAAAAACCCCCATTTCTGGGGGTTTCTTCTTTACTCATCAGCCAACTTTTGGAAGTAGGAGAGGCTATCCATTTCCTCGCCCGGCTCATCGGTTGGAGCCGGTTCCTTCTTCTTTGGTGGTGACTTGCTGCGACTGGGAGCATCAAAAGGGTTCGGGGTCTCCTCATCCTCGGCGCGAGTCTGATTCTCCATTACACTTGAACGGATATCATCGCCTAGGGTGCTATACAACTTGGTCTTGAGATCACCATATTCCTTGAAGTTCTTTGGAGCAACAAACTCTTGGAGAGAATATTGCTTGTTCCACAGAGCCTCCAACTTGGCATCATCTCCACCAAACAGCGGTGAGGCTGGAGCAAACTCAGACTTATCGTAGTTGGTGTAACCCGCAACCTTGCGAATCTTCAACTTGAAGTCTGCGCCAGTCCAGAAATTAAACGGATCGATTGCAGCCTCATCCTTGAACTCAGGATACATGGCTTCCTTGATCTTGTCGAAGATCTTAACTCCGTACTTGAACAGGAACACCTTACCCTCGTTCTGAGGATTGGCTTCATCCTTGATAACAAGGATATTAGAAACATAAGTCAACTTACGCTTTCGCTCACGGGCAATGTTCTTGTCAGACTCAATCCCGCTGTTCCATAGTTCGTTGTTTAGTTCACAAACAGGGCACTTACCACCATTAGTGGTTAGGCAGTTCTCAATGAACCAACCAGACTTGCCTTGAAATGCGTGAGAGTAAACCTTAACGAAGGGCAGTTCTTCGTCCTTTGGTGCTGCAAGGAAACGAATAACGGCGTAACCATTACCAGACTTATCTGGCTCAGGACGCCACAAACGATCATCCTTATAATCCTTCTTACCATCAAGACTTTCTAGAGCCTTGGTAAGATCGCTGATGCTTGTCTTTGCCTTCTTCTTAAAATCGCTAAATGACATACTTTTCCTTTATGGGATCTACCCACGATTGATGTTAAAGACGGGAACTACCCGCCACGAACATGATATGTATTATATCAGGAGTTCGTTAAATTGGAAGTCTATTTTTGTTTTTTGGTAGAAGATTGATCTGCCGTCCTTCTTCTTGAATCTTCTCTACAATGGGCTTTGTAAGATACTTGGCTGCTGCTTCTGGCTCAATTTTCATATCTTCGGTGACGGCTAACACGGCATCAAGATAACTACCGTTCCACTGTTTAACATGATTTTCTACTCGTTTACAAAATTGTTGTTGCTTTTCTAGATCAAATAACATTTTTAGTCCTAATTCTATAGTTATACATACTTTTACTAACGGAGATTTTTAATGCCAGACATTACACCAGACATACCAATTGACATTTCGGGAAACACTGCAAGTATAGCAACAGACTATCTTTTTGTCAACGGTGTATCCGCGCCAGCAGCACATGCCCAAATTGTAAAAATGATGTGGGGCACAAGTGGTGAAGCATATCGTGTTTCACAAAATACACCTCTTCCTGTTAATATTTATTCCACAAACCCAAGCACAACTTTGGGAATTAGTGGCTCCGTTTCTGGTTCTGTAACAGTATCGAATACCGGAATAGGTGGAAGTTTTGTATATGTTAAAGGAAGCACTGGATATCAACTACCCATTACCGGAAACATTCAAGGAATTACAAATGGTGTACCAGTTGGAATCACAGGAACCGTTAGCATAAGACAACCTATAGTCGTCGGTGGAGCCGGATCTGCTGGTATCACAGTTCAACCAGTAGCAATTACTGGAGGCAGATATCTCAGTTCAGTTAACGATACCGTTAGTGTCACTGGTTCTGTTTCTATCAGCGGCGGCAGATACTTAAACTCAGTCACAGATACTGTATCTGTTCTTGGCTCAGATCTCGGTGGTAAGGTACTGACTAAACTATATGATTCATCTGGTACAACACTAAACTCAACAGCAAATGCGCTCAATGTTTATTTGACAAATGCTGGTTTTACTGCAACCATAAATGTTGGTGCAAGCACAGCGGTTTACAACTACAACAATCTTCCACTTGTTGTTGCTGGAAGTACATCTGGTGGTGCAATAATC